TTGGGAGATTAGGCGAAGGAGATGTTGGTCGCGGCGCTGGGCTTGGCGGCGAGGTCGATGGTGGTGATCTCCTTCTGGTAGCCGGGCCACTCGCCCGACGCGGTGCAATCCTTGTAGAGTTTGATGGCGCGCTCGAAGTCGAAGGCGGCGTTGGTCATCAGTTCCGGCCCCAGCTCATAGACGGCGTGGGCGTAGGGCGGCTCCTTCTCGACGGCGATGAAGCGGAAGCCTAGGACGCGGCACTTGTAGGCGGACTCGACGGCGTGCCGGTAGAAGTAAGCCTGGAGGGCGTACTTGTATTTGCGGACGGCCTGAAGGAAGCCGTGCGGGCTCGCGTCCTCGCAGGTCTTCAGATCGTAGATGTAGCCGTCGTCGGAAATGCCATCGATGGCGCACTTGACCAGGGTATCGCCGATGAAGGCAGTAAACATGACCTCGGTCTTCGAGAGGACGATGCCGTTCTGCTTCATGCAGGCCGCAGCGGAGTTGGCCACGGCGTCGACGAGAGCGCCTTCTTCGGCGGTCAGGATGGCCTTGCCTTCGTTGGCGGTGACGAACTCGGCCCACTCGGCCTTACCTTCCTTCGTGCGCTTGTCCACGTCCGGGGCGATGGCGTGGGTGGCGTTGTACGCGTCCAGCCCTTCGAGGGCGAGCTTGTGGACGGCGGTGCCTACGCGCAAGGCCTTGGAGTCCTCGCGGGTGCGGGCGAGGTAAGCCTGGTAGTGGGCGGGGGATTTGAGCAGTTCCTTGGCGCCGGATTGGTTGAGCGCTTGGATGCCGTCATAGATGACGCGTTCGGTGATGAGGTCGGGCATGGGTGTGTTATTGGGTGTTGGTGGGAAAGGTCAAAGGAGGGCCATGATGGCGTCGGCCTGATCGGGGCGACGGCGCTGGATGGCTGTCACGCACATGGTCGAGCCGACGGTGAAGCGGGAGCAGGCGACCGGGCGGCTGGCGTAGGTCTTGCACTTGCCGGCGCCGGAGAGGTGCGGGCAACGGGAAGGCAGTTCGGCGAAGGTGCGTCCGACAATCATAAAGACCTCACCGCGGGCGGCGTAGAACTCAGTCGTGGTCGGAGACGCGTCGATGGGCAGGAGGATGCTCTCACAGCACGCACCCTTGCAAAGTTCACAGGCTTTGCTCACAGGCTGTCGTCTTCGGGGTTCACTTCCTCGACGCTGGCCGAGATGCGGCGCACGTCTTCAAGGGCGGCCTCGGCGGCGTTCTCCATGGCCTCGAGCGTATTCCGCAGGACGCGCAGCTGGACGACGAGGACGTGGACGCGGTCATGGAGCGGTTTGACCTGGGCGGACTCGTCAGCGGTATCAATCTGATCGGCGAAGACCTGCAGTTCGGTGATGGCCGAGCGGTTCAGGTCGGACAGGGTGATGATGTCGGCGTCGTGCTGTTCGTAACGCCCGGCGATATGCTGGACGGTGGCCAGCGAGCCCGTGATGTTTTCCACGAGGCGCTTGATTGAGTCGCGGTTGGTCATGAGCGGGTGGGCGTGAAGGTAAGTTCCTTTATCTCCCCGTTAGGGGCAAGCGTAAAGAAGCGGACGGCGGAGCGGGACAGGGACGGGTAGGTCTTGCGCTTCCAAGCGTTGAGGTCGGTCAGGAAGTCGGCGTGCTTGCGGGCCGTCAGTTCGACGTACGGGTAGCCGTCCAGGAAGAGCAGCAGGGCGTACTGCTTCGGGACGGTGGCCGCGATCCGTTCGATGCCCTTGGGAACGTCAGCCATCAGAGTTGCCCGGTCTTGGCGCGGTTCCACTTGGCGATGGTGGCGATGCAGACGGCCTTGGAGATCGCGTCGAACTGGCAGAGCTCGGAGTTGACCACGTCGTCGAGGACGCGGGCGAGTTCGTTGCCAGCGTAGAGCATGGCCTTACGCTTGGCCTCTTCGGCGGCGAGGAGGTTCTGGTTGTGCAGGGCACCCATCGCGGCGGATACCGGGTCGAAGGGGTCGAAGTCAGGCTTGCTCATTTGGTCAGGGGGCGGGGGGTGGGGGAGAAGGCAGGGGCGGAGGCTTGCGAGGGCGTAGGACGGAAGCCAGAGGCCACGGCGCCGTCATCGTCGAGGTCGACCGAGATACCGCACGCGGTCTGAATGGACTGGCGGCGGATGTAGGTGATGGCCCCGCCGATCTGCTGGGCGGTCAGACCCTCGGCCTTGACGAGCAGGGTGCCGAACTCAAAGCGTTCGCCGGAGCTGTGGAGGAAGGCGGTGGACACGCCGACCTTGCCCTCCTGGCTGACGAGCGTCTGGATCAGGGCGAGGTCATGGTCGAGGAGCACGGGCTTGATGGCGTCGAGCAGCGCGTCGAGGGAGACGTACTTGGCCTTGAAGGCCGGGTTGATTTTGTTGGCCTTCACGTTGTCCAGGGCGGCGAGCGCTTGGACGAGGGAGGCGGTGGCGGAGGTGGGGGGCGTGGGTTTGGTACTCATGGGAGATTATTTAGTAGCTTCGGCCTTCGTGACTTCACCGGCCTTGATGGTGGCCTCGATGTCGGCGAGGGACATCCGGGTGTAGTCGGGGACGAAGAGGTTGTAATACGTCACGCCGTTGCGGACGGTCGGGGTCAGGAGGCGGGCGACCTTCTGATCAGGTAGGACGATGTAGGACGAGTCCGCGATGATGCGGTATTCGGTCGGAAGTTTGGAGTCTTTCTTCATGTGAGGGTAGAGGTTACAAAGTAAAGGGTCTTACCGAGTTATGTTAACTCAGTTGATGGCGCCGCGGGTGGCGGAGTCGAAGATGAGTAGGGCGTCGGCGTTCCAGAGGGTAACGTCCTGAGTGGGGAACAGTTCGGCAGCGCGGGCCTTCAGTTTGTTCTTCCACTGGGTCGTGGTCAGGTCGCCCTTCGTGCCACAGGTGTGCGTCTTCTGCCAGATGGCCGGGCGGATGCGGTGGATTTTCCAGCCCATGGCGACGGCGGCGCCGTAGAGGACGCCCGTGTTCCACATCAGTTTGCCGATGGCGGAGCCGGGGATGTTCTTGCCGGCGAACAGCGGAGGCTCCTCAAGGTACAGGCTTACGTCCTTGGCCTTGCAGCTTAGATCGGCGAGCAGTTGGCAGACCTCGACATCAGAGCCGGGCATCTTAGCGCACTCGACAGGGTCGCCGTCTGCTGACCAGACGATGCCGCCATTTACGCCAGGGTCGATTGCCACGATGAGATGAGCCACGGCAAGACCCTTTAACGCGGCTTGGCTAAGGACAAGCGGAAAAGGTTAGCCACGCGGAAAGCGTAGCCGTTCGCCCGGAAGCCTTGGGATCGGGCGGCGGTCCAGCCGAGGTTCCAGACCAGGGCGAGTTGTTCGGGGGTCGGGTCGGTCATGCCAAGGCGGTGGAAGTTCGCCCTGATCCAGCGGAGGTGGGACGCGGCCACCATGTCCTGCGCCGTAGCGTCGCGCCACTTCGACCAAGGGAAGGCGTAGTGGCCCTCGGCCTTGAGGCGGGCGGAGGCGTCGTCCCATGCGGCCTTGTTGACCTGATACATGCCACGCTCACCGGCCTTGCCGATGGCCTTGCGATTGTGGCCGGACTCGACCGCGGCGACGGCCTCGAGGAAGGCGGCATCGGTCTTGGCCTGAGCGTTGAGGCCGAGGAGCAGCAGGGCGACGACGGAGAAGCGCTGGTTCAGGGTCATGGCTGCTTGCCCTCCTTGGCGGCTCGCCACTCAATCACGGCAGGGTCAGTTTCCCAAAGATAAGGAGACTCGCAGACGGCATCCCCTGCCTTGGTCAGCCGCTCGACCTGTGCTTGCAGTTCCTCGTTAGGGATGATGGTGCGGGTGGTGAAGGCAGTCAGCCGCTCGACTTCGGCCTTGAGGCGGGCGTTCTCCTTGTTCAGTTCGCCCACGCGGCGCATCATGGTCAGTTCTAGGTCGCTCATACGCGTCTCGGGACTTGTGATCCGGCGACCTCGAAGCCGTCGACCTCGTAGGAGTAGGTGATGCCGACCCAGCCGCCGGCGGCGACGTAAGCCTGAAGCGAGACCTTGCTGGCCCCGTCCTCGTGCAGGGCTTCGTGGTAGTGGTTGAGCAGCTTCTTCATCCGGGTCGATGCGATGGCGGTCTTCGCGGAGCAGATGTCTCCGCACATGACGCGCTCGTTAATCTCGTAGATTTCGGAGAGCAGGGCGACCATGCCGTCGAGGTGTTTGAAGGAACTCATCGGCTGCAGATGATTTGAATGATGCGGGCGATGCTGATGCCAATCGAGATGCAGGACATGACGATTGCCCAGAAGGCCATTCTTTCGGCGCTCATCGGTTTAGATCGGTGACGCGTTCGATGGCCTTGGCCGGGTCTGTCTCGATGACAAACGACTTGGAAGGGCCGTCGTAAAGGAATACCTTACCACGCAGGACTGTCGTTTCCTTGGCCCTGTCGAGGTCAGGATCGGTGTCCTGAAAGTAGAACTTAGCCACGCCTTCAGCTAGGTTGATGTGCGGTACAATCTGCCAGCGAGGGCGGGTCGTATACTTGCCCTTCAGCAGGGCGTCCTGCCGATCGCAGAGTGCCCGGAGGGCGTTGGCGGCGCTGTGCAGGGTGCGGGCGTAGCTCCAGGGGAAGAGCCACCAGAGGGCGGGCTTGTCGTGGGGTCGGATGATGGTCATGGGTTTGTATGGGCGGTGGGATGGGTCAGGCA